TCCTCTTTCTGGATTAGCTCCGTTGTCTAAAGGTGATTCTATCATCATTGGACATAATCAATTACAGATGGCTACGTTACCAGTTCAGCCAAATGACCATCCGGTTATTATGACAACGACTGGAACATTATCTAATCGAAATTACACAGAAACTAAACAGGGATATAAGGCAGACTTTAATCATGCTCATGCTGCTGTTGTTGTAGAATTGGACGATGATATTTTCCATATCAGACACATAAATTTTGATGGAAAAGGTTTCTATGATTTTGAAAAGTATTATACGAGTAAGATTCTCTTTCCAAAGAATCCAGTATCAGCTATCGTAACTGGAGATGAACATGTAACTTTTTCTGATATTGATGTCCGTGAAGCAACATATGGGGAAGATGGTATTGTGTCTTTACTAAAGCCAACTTATCTGGTTAGACATGACGTGTTGGATTGTTTTTCAGTTTCTCATCATCATAAAAATAATTTACTCACTAAGTTTAAGAAGTGGAATGATGGAACCAATATCATTCATGATGAGTTATTTGAAACTATCAAGTTCATAGTAGATACAACTCCAACTGAAACAACTAACATAATCGTATCATCTAACCATAATGACCATCTTAAAAAGTGGCTGAATGAATGTGATATCAGACACGAGCCGTGGAATGCGATAACATATCATTATTTGATGTTCAAGATGTTAAGTGAAGTCGCTGATGGAAATGAAATGCCAAATCCATTTGAATTATACTCTGCCGAATATTTTGCAAAGAATAATTGTGATGTTGATTTTATAGGCAGAACAAAATCATTTAAATTAAATGATGTTGAATTGGCATTACATGGCGATGTGGGAGCGAATGGAAGTAAAGGTAATATCAAACAGTTTGCTGGTTTACCTACTAAGACAATCATAGGACATTCTCATTCTCCCGGCATCACTCATGGTGCATATCAGGTAGGTACATCTAGCACACTTCAACTGGAATATAATATTGGTCCTAGTTCATGGATGAACACACATTGCATACTTTATGCTAATGGTAAGCGACAATTAATCAATATTATTAATGGAAGGTGGAGAGCATAAGTTACCAATAATTATCAACAGTTTCTTCATATGCTTCATTCCCATCATCAAAATACACAGTCAACATTATTTGATCTTCCATTTCTTGGATATGTTGACTGTGTAATTTCAATCTCAAGCTAGAATCTGTTAATTCAGCAAACCATCGTTGTGATACCATCCAAGCGTGTAGTACACAACACATAACCATGTCATCATGAAATCCAGAATCTGCCTCATATGATCCAGTCTTACTTTGAGTGAATGTGCTTAACTCTTGAACTATATCATAATCATTTACTAACAATTGATTGTTGTCGATCATGTCTTTTAAGTTAGCACATCCAATTCTCTTCGTCTTTTTAGTTGTTCTTATGCCAGGATAATCATCTTGTCCTTGTTTACCTAGCTCGTCACCAGATTTGGTAAAGTGCATAGCTTCATATTCAAGATCATTCCACAATGAATCTGCTACCTGTGCGCCAATGTCATTGATTTCAATCAGCATATATGCAGAATTATATCTTAATCCAATCGTATGTAGTATAGATGCGTAAAGTAGTGGAGGAATCTCATTATTGCGATATGTTGCTGCTATTGTATGTGGATATGCTGTTATATCAAATACGATGGCGGCAGAATAATCTAAGTGTCTACCTCTTGATACATCAACACATAAAGAATATATTCTACCTTTTTCTGGTTGAGCATATACTTTTAATCCTTTATAGTGATCGTTATATTCTTGGATTGGTTGATCGTGTGTGAGTCTTGATAATGTTTCATTGTTGAGCAATGTCATACTAGAACCTAAGAAGGTCATAAGAACTTCTTGGTTGTATTTTAACTCACCCAAAGCGGCTCTTTGTTCATCTGCCCATTTTTGATTTCTGCTAGGATGATCCCACCACTCAAATCTATTTGTTACAAATCCATTCAATCCCTTTTCTGCTTCATTCCACATCTTATGAAACAGATTGTATCCTTTAGGAGTAGATGATATTAGTATCTTTGTTTCTTTGCCAGATGATAATGTTGGAAACATTGAAGTAAAGAAATCTTCTGCAACATTGTTCTCAATGTGGGCCATTTCATCAAGATATAAAAGTGAAATTGCAAAACCACGCATACCACTTGCTGATGTGGCCGCTGCTATTACTCTTGATCCATTATCTAATATTATAGTTTTCTTATTCCATTCTACAACACCCTTTTGCATCCATAGTGGAATTAATTCATACCCCATTTTAATCTTGGATAAAATCTCAATTGCTATGTCAAGTTTATTAGCCATGACAGCAGCAGTTTTGACCTTATTGAATAATACATACCAACAAATAAAAGCTGCTGTCGTGGTAGTTTTACCCATTTGGCGACCCAAGAGTGTTATACACTTTCTGTTCTTATGATAAGATCGAATTAATGTTTTTTGATATTTGTGTAGCTTAAATAGAATAACACCCTCATCCAGATTAATGATGTGGAAGTAATTCTCAATAAAATATACTGGATCTTTTTTACATTTTAAAAGTTCACTTAGCATTTCTGGTGTATACCCTATGCTAGTTCCTTCTGGTCTAAGTTTATTATTGCCTCTAAATGCAAAGGTATCCAATAACTCTTGGATATCTGGTGGTATTAAAACGTTTATCATTTCTTGTCCATATTGTCTAATAGCTTATCTAACTCTTCTGAGTTTCCACTAAAGACAATATTAGTTTGATTTTGAACTGCTGTGCCGATAGTAGGTTGAAGTTTTCCTCCTCTAGCAGCTTTAGCCTCAGATTTATCTTTGTTAATTGTGATGAGGGATTTATTTACATCGGATAAATTTTTTAGCAACATAGAAAGAGATTCTATGGCTTTAGGTGATTCTGATTCTCTACATATTCTCATAGCTATTTTAATAGCTTCTGATCCGGCCTCAGATATTTCGTAATGTTTTGCTCTGGCATATTTGTGGTCAGAATCCTCATCGCCATCTTCTATGACAGTGATTGATATATCATCTGGTGTAATAACTTCTACTGGTTTGATATCAAAAATCTTACTCAATGCATCTGACATATAATTATTCCCTCGTTGACACTCTCACATATTTGCCGGGATGCATTTTATTGAAATGTGTTTTTGCTTCTGATCTTGTCATATAAGAATCTACTACTTGTACACCTTGATCTATACCATCAACAGAAAGATGAAATTGATTCTTCCTTCTGTTGAAAGTAGATGATCTTGTTCTGCCTTTATGATGTAGTTTGCGTTTAGATATCTGAGTAACAGGTATCTTAGATCGACGTTGAACTACAGATTGGAGCATTTCTTTTAGGTTCATTATTACTTTATACTGCCTTAATTTGAATTGTTTTATTCTTTTTAAGATGTGGTGGATCTACATGGTAGATACTCTTCCCAAGATGATCTGGGTCAGAAGTAACATGATCTTTATCTAGTGGATGAACCATAGTATTATGTTCTTCTCCTGTATGTTCACCAGTACCTATATCTTTTGTATTGCCACCAGATATATCTGTAGTTGTGATAGCACCTTTTTCTCTGCCTTCAGCATCATGTGTATTTCTTGTGGCTTTTTTATCATACTGTCTAAGATCACCATTGTGCATATTTCGATCTGCATCAAAATCCTCATGTCCAGTGTGATTTCCTTTTTCATCATATTGGTGATATCTAATAGTATGAATATCTTGTATTGGATCTTTACCTGCTAATCTAGTAGCTGCTGATCTAGGTGCGCCCATTACGATATAAGCTCTAGTATGTTTTCCACCTTTTAGATGTTCAATTGTCTTAGTTTTACGTTCTCTGTTGCCAGGAATACGATCACCTTTAGAATTGTATTCTGGGCCAGTATCTGATCTTGTGATATGTTCTTTATTCTCGTCTGATCCATTATCTGCTGCGTACTTAGAATATCCATATGATTTCATTGGAGCAGCTTTAGTATTTTTATCGTCTTTCTTCCAAGAAGGATTTTCTCCAAAATGTTTTTCTCTGATGCCATTAACCAAGTCTAAATCTGATGAATCTCGTTGTCTTAAATGAGCAACAGAATCTTCTTTCTCTGCTTTCTTATGTAATGCTTCCATGCCAGATGCTAGCAATGCTGCTCCGTGTTTTTGATGTTTCGGATCTGCTAATGCGCGAGTACGACATAATTTATCTCGTTTAGATGCTGCTGTAGTGTCCATGCCTTTATTAGCAGCAAGACATAATCCATTTTTATGTACACCAGATTCTTGTCTCTCTGATCCATCTCCACCACCCTCGCATCCTTTGGTAGCTGCTGGACATGTTCTAAGCATTTTACCATGTCCTAGATTAGCTGATCCAGGAGTTAATCTGATGCCACCTACAACAGCACCTTTACCTTTGTGTTCACCTTCAGGAATGTGATAATCTTTACCTGACATCTGATGCTTCTTGGTTGATGAGATAGCTTCTCCAGACCATTTTAGTGGTTTCTCAAATATGCTATCTGGCATTTGATTCTTTTTATTTTCTGGTTTAGCATTATGCTCTTCTTTTTGTTTCGCATAATCTATTCCATGTTGTACTTCTTCTGGAGTTCTCAGATCGGTCTTTTTAAAATATTCTTTAGCTGATTGAACCGCCTCCTTCCTAGTAGATGGAGGCTTTTTATAATGTTCATCCACATGTTGCTCTAATTGTTCTTTGATGTCTTTAGGGTGTACCTTTTCTGCACCCTTATCAAAATCTGTTATTGTCTCAATTAAATTCTCAGTAAACGTTGCATACTCGTCATATGATTCTAATGTAAAACTTAGAAACTTTTGTTCTTCTAGTTTACCATCTGTCACGAATTGCTTAAATGTCATTACCATGTTTTAATCTCCTTGAAACGTTTTATTTCCAACAGTATTGTTGAATTCTGGTTGTGCTGAAAGTTTTTTATGTTTATGAACTGCTACATACTCGTTGTTTAATCCTAAATGTTCTAAATGTTTATTAGCATCAGATAACACGTTATCATCTCCGGTCACATGCACCATAACTTTCTTTGAATATGTACTAGGTTCAAACTTATGAACATTAATTCCTTTATCACCCAGTTCATTCTCTATATAAGAATGCTCAACGTTTTCATTAAACTTTTCTTTGGCTGTTTGAATTGGATGTAATATTGAACGCAATGTTTTCTTAACAGCATTTTTTGTATCATTAGCAATATCTTTAATACCAACTGATCCAACTACATCAGATGGTTTCTTTATATCTCCTGACTGATACACTTGAGAGACTGTTCCCTTAACAAGGTCTTTAATCTTACCTTCTTTCAACTCTTTTAATGTTGACATAATTTCCTCTTAATTAATCTTATATGAAACTAGCTTAGATACTGCATCCAAGGTGACTTGATTAACAGATGCACCATCTTGGTTATCTGCTAAGAAACATTCATTAACTCCTGTCACATACCATATACATTTATAGTATGCACTTGGCACTGGAATCTTATCAACTCCTACAGTTTTAGTCGAATGATATAATGCACCAGTTAGAACATATGTTAATCCAGTTGATGTTTTTCTAACATGTTCCTCTAGCAGTCTCCACTTTTGTTCATTTAAAACTTTTGATTGTGGAGTCATATTTGTTAACAAAAATGATTCTGACATTTGTTTAGATGTTGACATATCAGCAGCAGGAGCCATATGTCCACGATCATATCCTGTATTAAGATAATCTTTTAATTCTGCTCTTTGTTTAGGATCAATTCTTGTGTCAGGTCTAAACGCATCTTTACGAGGAATCAATGCATGATTAGCATCAAATCTTTCAGCCGAAAAGATATTGGCTTTATTCTTAGTGTCATATACTGCGACATATTCATCATTACATAATTCTGTTGCTCCAGGAACAGCAATCAATTTACCTCTAGGATAAAGATAATCACATGAACCAGCATGTGCAGGACTGCATGAAACTATTGATAAGGTAAAAAGTGCTAGTAAAAGTTTTTTCATATTCTATCTGTAATGGTGTCAACGATTGTATATTTATCGTTTGCATTAGCTGTCAATGGTGTAACTTGCGATGCTAATGTTGTTATGTTCGTTCCTGTAGGAGTAAATGTAAAATCTACTAACGTATGTTTGATGATAGCAGTAGATGCTAACATTGGACCAAAGAAGTCCATCTGAGCAGAAAAAGTAAATGTCTGAACAACGGTTCTCTGGTCTTCTGGTGAACCTTCATATGCATCATCTACTTCATATGATTGAAATGATATTGGAATATCTTTGAATATTTTGTATTCAGGAAGTATCTCATAATTTATGGTCATATAAGGTTGGAAGTAAGGAAGTATTTGTTCCATCACTTGCATAGAATCATTCTTTTGGTCTTTTGTCATACAATAGACATTAAATATTACATCATATGGAGTGGGTGGAAATATTTTACCTCTCATACCATTAACTGTACCAATCGCATATGTGCCATTAACTCCTATCTTTCTTTCTGGAGCATATTGAACATCTGTTAATTCAAATGACATTCTTGGCAATGTTATGCCTAATTGTGGACCTTCTAAGTTAGCTTGTTCTCTCAGTCTTGAGATCCACTTATCACGAGCAGCATATTCAACTGGTACGATATAGGATTGTATTTTATCTCCGGTAGCATTAAATTTTTGAACTGTTATACCGGAGAATAAATTACCAACCGCTATGAGAAATCTCTCAATATGATTGTGATCGAACGGAGCAGATTTAAATACTGATGTCATATTATGCGAACGGGTTAATTACTGTGGCTGATATTTTAACTGCTTCTGGATTAAATTCTGATCCATATGTTCTTACTGGTACTGGTATTTGTCCATCTTCTAACAATGCATATCCTCCTTGTTCAAATATGAGAGTTGAACCATCTTCTAGTATGATTTGATTTAGTAACATATCAGTCGAATTTGTTGCGAATATGTCGATTGCAGCTACGCCTGTTTGGATATCACACTGTTGATACATAAAGGCAGAACATGAAAGGGTGTATTGATAATTTTTACCTAGTGCATAAAATTCTGCATCATGATCCACGAATGTTATTTCCATGAGAAACTTAGTAATTGGATCGTAAATCAAATCTCCTTCTCTAGGTCTGATATAATGACCTATGGTGAAGTTTGCTTCTCCGTTCATCATATAGGCATCGAATTGAGTTTTAACTTCTCGTTCCCATCTTGATTTAGCTACGATCAACTTATATGAGTTTTTAATTTCTAATCCAAACTTAGAAAACATTTCCTTGTCACCAGAGAATCCTAGTGGATTAGACAAATACATTTCGATTGGAATAGCTAATCCAAATTTTGATGTTACATCTTCACCCATTATTAAATCTTCTAATATAACATCCCTAGGAAGATACATATAGGTTTGACCCATTAATTGTATCGACTCAACGATAAGTCCATTAATTAGATTTTGTTCACCTTTTTTATTTGCGTGAAGATATTTGTTTACTAAGCTAGCCATTTATTAACCCACAAAAAAGTCTAATGGAGCAGATGAATTTATTGCTTCTTCTTCCAACTCTTTTATCTCTTGAACTGCTTCATCAAACATTTGTTGTCCATTATATGTAAGACCTCCAGGAGTTTGAATACCATTATATTTTTTCAATGGTGACCCCCATGCTTTTTTTATTAAAGCAGTAACATATTTTTTCAACCAACGATCATTGTATACCTTAGTATACATTTCAGGATCAACTATACGATAAACTTCTGCTGCTACGATATCGCCAACTTTAACATCTGTTGCCCATGATATCTCTAACATTAACTTATTCATTCGACGATTGAAGGAATAATTCTTTTCCTTCTTCATAATAAAATCTAGGTGTCCAAGATATTGCATTGTCTCATAATACATTGATGCTCCAGACTTCGTTAATGCTTGAAGTTCAGTCATCATTATTTGATATTGCAT